CGACGTGCTGATCCTGCAGATGGACATGTGGGCGCTCGCCTATCTCAACGGCCGCAAGATGGTGTCGGTCCCGCTCGCCAAGACCGGCGACAGCGAGCGCAAGGAGGTGCTGTCCGAATACGCGCTTGAGGCGCGCAACGAGAAGGCCTCCGGCGGCGTTTTCGACAACACGACGTCGTAGTCGGCATTTGCCGTTAAGTCTGCGCTCTCTCCCTCACATCCGCCGTCGCGCTGCGCGCAACCGCGGGCAGGAGCGGGGGGAGAGGGCGCAACATCCGCACGTCATCATCTTCACTCTCCGAGGATCCGTCTCATGACTCTCCCCGTCAACGAACCCTTCAACGAGGTCGTCGTGTCCTGCAAGACCGCGAGCGTCGGCACCAGCGCGGCCGCCGCGTGGGCGGTCGCGCCGGTCAAAGGCCGGATCGTGCGCACCTTCGCGGTGCTGGAAGGCGCCATCACGGGCACCGCCGCGATCGCGGTCGCGATCAATGGCGGCGCGAATATCGGCGCCCTCTCGCTTCCCGCCGGCGGCGCCGGCAGCGCCGCGAGCGATGCGCCGGCGGCCGCGGGCGTCGCGCGCGACGTCCAGGAGGGCGACGTCATCTCGTTCACGCCCACTGGCGCAACCGGCGCCGGCATCCCGGCGCAGTTCTGCGCCGTCATCCGCAAGTGACGAAAGGCGCGGCGCCATGCTTTTCCACGACGCCTACCGGCACGCGACGAGCAGCAACGTCACCTTCAATGCGGTCGGCGGCGCGTCCGTGCAGTCGGCTGCCTTCGGCGCACAGACCAAGTACATCCGCATCTGCGTGCAAGGCGCGATCACGGCGACCAGCGGGGTGCGCATCGCAATCGGCGACAATCCGACCGCGAGCGCGAGCACGGCGCTGCTGCCGGTCAATTGGGTGGAATACGTCAAGGTCACCCCAGGCCAGCGGATCGCGGTGCTCGGCAACGACACGGTGACCGGCAGCCTCAGCCTGGTCGAACTGACCGATTGACGCGATCCGCGGCCCACGCTCGACGGCACGGCAGGACCATGAGCACGCTCGCCCGCATCCATCTCGATTGCGACGGCAACGGCATCGCGATCGAGCACGTGCAGGACGTCGCGCCGATCCTCGAGCGCAACAAGGCGCTCCGTGGCGAACCGCAGAAAAGCGACTGGGGCCGGCACATCGCGACGATTCCGAACGTGATCCTGGTGCGCTGGATGAACGAGGAGGGCGCGAACGTGATCGCCATGTCGGGCGAGGAGTTCGGCGCCTTCATCAGGAAGAAGCTCAATGACCCCGATTGGCGCCATCTGAGGACGGATCGATGACGATCGCGGACTATTCGGATCTGCAGAGTGCGATCGGCAACTGGCTCGCGCGCGGCGATCTCGGCGCCAACATCCCCGATTTCATCGCGATCTTCGAGGCGGTGGCGAACCGGCGGCTGCGCGTTCGCCAGCAGGAAGCGGTCGCGACCTTGACGCCGATGTCGGGGGTTGCGGCGCTGCCGGACGACTATCTGGCGTGGCGGCGCGTGACCTGGACCGGGGCGACGAGCCGCGAGCTCGAATACGTTCACCCGTCCTATCTGCACGCGCTCTATCCGACGGCGCCCGCCGGATTGCCGCGGCTGTTCACCGTCGAGGGAGGAACGCTGACGGTCGCGCCGCGCGACGACAGCGCGCTCGCGTTCGCCTATTTCCGGAAGATTCCGGCGCTCTCCAATGCCAATCCGGCGAACTGGCTGCTCGCCGTCTATCCGGATCTCTATCTCTTCGGCGCGCTCGCCGAGGCGCAAGGCTTCATCAAGGATGCGGACAGCCTCGCGCTGTGGGCCGGGCGCCGCAACGAGCTGTTCGACGAGATCGAGCGGCTCGATGCGAAGACGCGGGGACCGGCCGGCATCCGGGTGATGGGAGCGACGCCGTAAACGTCGGCGGCCGGGCCTGCGTGACCCGCCCGCCGCACGCGATCACCGATGTTGAGTCGATCAATTCGGCCAGCAGCGGTGGCCCTCCGGACCCAGATGATACCCGCGCGGGCACGCGCGCCCGTTGTACATCGGGTGACAGCGGCCACCCGGGCCGCGCCACCAGCCGGGGCCGCAGCCTTCCGCGACCGGGATGACCAGGGTGTCGGCGCTGCTGCGCTGCATCGGGAAAATTCCCGCGCTGGCGGCGGTCGCGAGACCGCAGGCGAGCAGGCCGCCCAGTATGAACGTCCTCACCATGTCGACTCCTCCTTGATCAGGCAGTTGCGCGAACGAGCTCGTGATTGATTCGAGCTTCGATCGGGCGCGACGCTAGTGCACGCTCCCGGGCGCGCACAATAGGAAGGCCCTCGGATTCGTCATTCATGTGATGCGTGTCACGTTTTCGCGGGTTCAACGTCAGCGAGAGCCGCCATGCCGTTCGTTCCTTTCGGCGAATATCGCCCCGACGTCGCCGACTATCAGTCGGAATATGCGGCCGTGCTCGCCAATGCGCTGCCGCGCGGCGACGGCTACGGACCGTTTCCCGACTTCTCGGCCTACAGCGCGGCGCTGCCGGCCGCCTGCCGTGGCTTCTTCAAGGCGATCAAGTCGGACGGCTCGGTCGCGATCTTCGCCGCCACCGCGACGCGGCTCTATCAGCTCAACAACACCAATTTCACCTGGACCGATGTGAGCAAGGGCGGCGCAGCCTATGCGGCGCTCTCCGCGAGCGACAACTGGCAATTCGTCCAGTTCAACAATTTCGTCATTGCGGTGCAGGCGAACGTCACACCGCAGCTGTTCGACCTCACGTCGTCGTCGGCTTTCGCCGATCTCGGCGGCGCACCGCCGCAGGCGCGCTACATCTCGGTCGTCGGGCGCTTCATCGTGCTGAGCGGGCTTCTGTCGAATCCCTACCGGGTGCAGTGGTCGGGCCTCAACGCCGTCACCCAATGGACTCCCGGGGTCGGCTCCGCCGATTTCCAGGACCTGCCGGACGGCGGCGTCGTGCGCGGCGTCGCCGGCGGCGAGTTCGGCAATATCTTCCAGGACGGCTCGATCCGTCGCATGACGTTCTCGCCCGGCTCGCCGTTCATTTTCCAGATCGAACGCATCACCGAGGACCGCGGGCTCTACGCGCCTTACTCCCTCATCCGCTCGGGCGACAAGATCTTCTTCCTCTCCGCCAACGGATTCATGACCATGTCGCCGTCCGGCTATCCGGTGCCGATCGGCAAGGAGCGCGTCGACCGCACGTTCTTCGCCGACCTCGACAAGGGAAATCTTCAGCTCGCGATCGGCGCCTCCGATCCACGCAATGCCCGGGTCATGTGGGCCTACAAGTCGAACAGCGGTGCGGCCGGCCTGTTCGACAAGCTCATGTGCTACGACTACGTGCTCGACCGCTGGTCGCCGGTCGCGACGACGGGCGAATATCTCGGCTCGCTGTCGCAGCCCGGCCTGACGCTGGAGAACCTCGACGCGATCTCCGGCTCGATCGACAGCTTCCCGACCTCGTTCGACGCATTCGCGACCTCGGTCACGCCCGAGATCGCGGCCTTCAACCCGAACCACGTCCTCGGCTTCTTCCGCGGCGGCAATCTGGAGGCGGTGATCGACACCGGCGCCCAGAACGCCGACGGCCGGCGGGTGTTCGTGCGCGGCTTTCGCCCGATCACCGACGCGACGACGGTCTTCGGTTCGGTCCTGACCGCGGAGCGCTGGCCCGGTCCCGTGAGCGCGACGCCGGAAAGCCAGATGGACGCACTCGGCCTGTGCCCGCAACGCGCCTCGACGCGCTATGCGCGCGGCCGCATCCGCATTCCGGCCGGCACCATCTGGTCGTTCGCGCGCGGGCTCGAGCCCGATGTCGTGCTCGAGGGCGGGCGATGACCCGCCTTCGCCAAGGCTTCGGCGGACAAACGGGCGCGGCTTGTCGAGCTGTAGCTCCGTCAGGAGCGTAGGCTGATGGCCCGCCTTCGCTCACCTCCTTCGCTACGGCGCGGCTCGTCGAGCCGTAGCTCCGTCAGGAGCGTAGGCTGATGGCTGCACTTGTTTTGCCGCCCGACGAGAGCGACCGGCGCAAGATCAATACCGCGATCAACCAGCTCGCGCAGGGCCGGTCCAATGCGGTCGGCACCCTGACGCTCGTAGCCAAT